CACCTGCGGCGTTCTTATTGCCGGGTTGTCCGCCGCGCTTCCGCGGTGGTTTCTGCGCTTCAAGTTCCGCCGCCCAGCTATCAAGGCTTTTCCATTTGCGGACCTGTTCAGGCTTTACGCCGACTTGCTCCGCAACCTGTCGGGCCGTCAGCGTGCCGCCGGAATCAAGCCATATCCGCCGGGCTTTGTCACGTTCCGGGTTTCGCTCTCTCGCCATGCGTCCGCCGCGCCCCCTTTCGTTTGTTTTTCGTTTTTCGTTCCGGGCGTTGCCGCGGAAGTGCGTAAAAAACGGGCCATGTTCAAAACATGGTCCGTTTTCAGGCTTCCGGCGGCGTGGAGGAATGCGCCGCCCGTATCGTTGTGTTCACTTTTCACAATGCCAATTATAGCAGGAAAAACGGGCAATAGGTGGCAATCTTATTTTTCCGGGAAAACGTAGTGGGAAATCCGCTTGTTCTGCTCAAAGCGCTTTGCTAATCTTTCCAACGCAATGTTTCGGATATTCCGGCATTGCCGCTGGCTGTAATTTACGCGTTGCGAAAGACGTTCCCATTGAAGCCCGTCTATGTAGAAGCCGTAAATCACCGCTTTTTCGCGGTAGTTCAGGGCGTTCAACTCCGAAAGAATTTCACCCTTTATTGCGGTCAGCTTTTCGTTTTCCCGGCGCATATTTGCGATAGTGTCGGAAACGGATTGCGGGATATTCAGCACGACGCGTTCGACAGGGTTTGAAACCCCGCCTTTCCCGTGTGGCATACCGTCGGAATTCACCGCGCCCAACGTGGAATAGTATTGATCTTCAAGGTTCCGAATAACCCGCTCATTCATGGTGACTGTTTTATCTATATCCCGGTAAAAATCCAGAATAGCAATAACTCTTTCTTGCTTCATTGCTCCGTTTCCTCCTGTTCCTGCTCTATCAAGGCGGCTTATATAACCTGCGGAAAGGGTGCGCCCGCTCGTAATGCCTGATTTGTACCATGTACCGCCGTTCAATCAGCGCGGCCCGCTCTCTCTGCCGTTTTCTGCGGCGGTGCTTCGGCTCTGCCTGCGCTACGGCTTCTTCAACTTGCGTGATGAATTTTTCAACTGCGCTTGTCAGCGCGTCCGCAATGGACGTGATTTCGTCCCGTATGACCTGCACAGCTTCTTGAATGCGGTATATGGCTTCTTCCGCTGATATGCCCGCCCGCTCCGCAAGTATCATCGCGGCTTCACGGAAACGCTCTGCTTCCTCCGCCGCGGCTTCCAGATAATCGGTCTTGTATTCGTCCATCTGCGCCCCTCACTCTTCCGCCGGGGAACAGAAATAAGAAACCGAACAAAAGATTTTCACCCGCTGTCCGCAATGTTGGCAGGTGTGCGGCTTTCCCTCCGCCGCGCCGCGAATGCTGTATTCGATAACTTTTGCCGCGTCAAACTTCGCCCCGCAATACGGGCAAATCCCGCATTCGCTACTTCTGGTAGCCTGCGGGCGGCGTGGTGCGCTCTGCTGGGTGCTTTCGGTCGGCTTCGTGTCCTGCGTCCCGTCTGCGGTGTCCCGCTCCACAGCGGCGCTATACGGCGGCGTGGCCTGCGTGTCCGGCACTTTGTCCCGCTCGACTACGGGTTCCCGCTCTTTCTGCGGGCGTTCTGCCTGCGTAGGTGTGGCGGTGTTCTCTGCGGGCGGTGCAGGCGGGGCAGGACGTTTCCATTCCCGCGCGGCCTTGATGGAAATTGCCCCGGTCAGGTGATATTCCTTAAAGGCGGCGTTCTGGTTCTCCACAGGCAGGCCCGCCAATTCGTAGGCGGTCGAAAGGTTGATGCGGTCCGCTTTCAGTTCCTCCGTGAATTCCGGGGACAAATGGCGAATGATGGTGTCATATCGTCCGATCTGCGTTGTGCTGGTATGAAGCACCTTTGCGATAAAATCGCGGGTCCCGTCCGTCTGTAACTCTCCGTCTTCAAACGTCTTTTCGACGATGCGGCGCAACAGTTCGACGAACCGGGGCTTTGTCTTCGCTTTCTCCAAAACCTCCCGCAGATAGCGGACCTCTTCGATTTTGTCCCATGCGGTCTTTTCTCTCTGCGAGTTGGTAACGATCAGGTCCAGCCCGTCGCGTATTTCCTGTTCGTCCGCCGCTTCCTCTGTCGGTTCGATGACGCATGGAACGAATTCGTATTCCGGCTTCCCATCGTTCACAAGTTCGATAGAAGCAAGGCGGCGGCGATGCCCGGCAATGACCTTGTACTTGCCGTCGCCCAGCGGAACGACGACAAGGTTTTGAAGAACTTTCCCGGCGATTTCGATTGCCGCTTTCAGTTCCCCGATTTCCCGCATGGAATAGAAATTGTCTTCCGACGGCACAAGGTCAAAGACGCTCAATTTCTCATAGCGGCTTTCAGAGGGGCGGGGCTTTGCGCTCCCGCCGCCCGCCGCCGCCTTTGACGTGTCACTCAAAATCTGGTTCAAATTAAATCTTCCCATAGATAGCCCCTTTCCCGTCCGATTCGGACAAACTTTCATTTTCGCATTCCCGGCAAGGGTAAATCATTTCGTGATACCCCCGTTCGGTCGATCTGTGAAAAACTCGTTTCCCGTACTTCAAGCAAATATGCGGCTTGACTGTTCCGGCTTTGTGTTGCTGTTCCTCTGTCAAGTTCAGGTGTTCACAGTAATTGCAGTTTTTCACTTTTTGCCCCTCCGCAAATACTCCCGTACAAACGCGATATAGTCCATCGCGGTTCCGCTCCGTCGGCTATACTCCACGATAGGGATTTCCGAAAAGGTGCTTTCGGTGACTTTATCCGAATAGCGAATGCGAGTGTCAAAGACGGGGTACTCCGGGCGGGACCGCAACCACGCTTCGCCCTGCTTCTCTGCGTCGGCGCGGATAAAGCAGGTAATCAAGCACCCAGCAAGGCGCAAGCGCGGGTTCAGGTCGTCCCGTGTGTCCTCGATCTGTTCTTTCAGTTCTTCCAGCCCGTCAAAGGCGTACTTGTCAATCTTTATGGGAATAATCACGTCGTCGGACGCGACAAGGGCGTTTATCGTCGAAATGTTGATGTCCGGGGCGTTGTCGATGATGCAGAAATCATAGAAATTCTCTGCCGCAATCGTGTTCAGGGCGGACCGCAGGCGCGTTTGTTGGGGGCGGGTGCTGTCCATCAGGACTTCCATGTTCGCCCGAATCAAGGTCATATTTGCGGGCATTACGTCGATATTCTGGAACCGGGTCTTCTTGATGACCTCCCGCGGGTCCAGCCGCCGGGCAGTCAGCACGTCCGAAATGCTCTTGTCATCGTAGGAATGGACCCCGAATGCCTTTGACGTGTTGCCCTGCTTGTCGTTGTCCACAAGCAAAACACGCTTGTTGTGGAACGTTGCGAGGACGTGGGCCATGCTGTCAGCGGTCAGCGTCTTTGCAACGCCGCCTTTTAGGTTGATAATTGATATGGTCTTCACCGTCTAAACCTCCTTTTGTGGTTCTCCCGCTCGAAAGCGGGTCAACGAACGATTTCTACCAAACGCCCGTCGTTGTCCAGTTCGTACAGGAACTTCACCGTTCCGGCTTTGACTGAGTGCATACACACAATGTCGGTGATAGTCCGTTCAACGATAACGTCAAGCGTTCTGCCGCCCACCGCGCAGGCTTTCTTCCTCATGCCGATTTTGTCCCCGATCTCGAAAGGACACGTCGCATTGAATGCCGCAAGTTTCATTTTCTTTTACCTCCGTTTCGTTTGTCAGCGGCTCCCGGTCTTACTTCCGCCGCCGCTTATGCTTTTTCCGCTTTGGAGCGGGAGGGGCGGGCGGTTCCGGCTCCGTCGCTTCCTCGCAGAGAACTTCCAGTTCCTCCACGTCCGCCGGGGCGAACGTCAGGGACGCGCCGCCGGGGTCGTATGCCTGCGCCGCCCAATCCGCCTTGAATTTCACAAGGTCGTTTTTGTAGCGCGGGAACGGGTGTACCTGTTCGGCGTAGTAAATCGCCATCATCATTCTTTCGTCGTCCGCCGGGTCCCAATTATGCAGGTGATAGCTTGCGTGGTTGTCGTAGGCCCACAGGGAAAGCAGAACAACCAGCCCGTCGAACTCTTCGTTCGATCTCTGGATATTCTCAAAGTCCCGGTAGGTCAAGCCTTGCCCTCTGCATTCCTCCCGGATTTGTGGAATGCTCTTGCCGCCCGTTTTCAGGCGGCAACGAACAACTTTCGGTCGATAGTTCATGTATTTTCACCGTCGCTTTCTTTCGCCTGCTCGATTGCGCGAACGGCGGCAAAGAATCCGCTTGCGCCCATAGCTTGCAGGGCCGCGGGCGCGTTGATAAATACGTTGTCGTTGCGGTTGACCCATTCTTTCAGAAATTCCACGGTATAAAGTGGGTCATTCAGCCGCCGAATGATTGCTTCCTGCTTCTCTGTGATCGTGATTTTCCCCATGTCTATTTCCTCTCTTTCTTTTTCAACGGGCAGTATCGCGGGGCCGTCTTCCCGTAGAACAGTAGCGGACCCGGCGGCGGGCATTGTGGGTGATTGCAGAAAGACGCTTCCTGCCCGAAATGCCCGACGTGGGCGCTGTTGCCGTTTCCGTTGCGTGGGTATTTGTGGACCGATGCAAATTCACATTCGCGGCACTTCATGTCGGTTCCTCCCAATTCCACCACCCTTGTTTCCCGTGGGCGGGAATGGGCGTTTTGAACATAACCGGGTTTTGAAGCACCCATGCGAACCGCCCCGGCGAATAATCACCTAACAGGCGTTCCCGGTTATCCAAACTGTCCACAAGTTCTTCCACAGGCACGCAATCGACGATTTCAACGGTTCCGATGACTGCGCCCCGCGGCAGGTTTCCACCGCCGCCTGCGGCTTCCAGTACGGCCCAAAACTCACCGTTCGTCAGATGCTTTGTCGCTTGCACTTCGTCCAGCCGCCCGGCGTGGACGGCGACGCGGCCCCGAATATGCGTCCGCCGGGGTCGGGTTTCATAATGCTTTACCCCTGCTACGATTGCGTGTGCGTAGGGCTGATACACGGTAAAGGCTTTCATTCCGTGTCCTCCGCCGTTTCCGCGTCAAATGCGGTCGTCTGGTTTTCGTCCGGCTTTTCTTCGTCCTCCGCCGCCGGGGTAGTGAATGCGCTCCGGGTGTTCAGGAAGTGGCGGCATTGATAGGACAGTTCTTCCAGTTCGTCGGCGAATTTCTTACTAATGACATAAGGCATGATGACCGCCGCCGTCAGGAACCCGGCCTTTGCGACGATGTACGAACCGCCCTGCGGCGTGGTCCGCTCGTAGAATTGCACCATGTCGATAACGTCTTCCAGCGGCGAAAGGTACAGGCTCCGAATGAACATAACGCCGTTGTTCGTTTTCAGCGGCTTCAAGCGCAACCCGCCATTGATAAAGGTCGTTTCGTACTCCCGAACCAGTTTGTCGTCCGCCGCCACGTCCTCGACGTTCAGGTGTTCCGGCAAGCGCTCATGCCGGAAAAGAATTTTTTCGCGTTGCTTCCCGGTAATATCGAACACGGCGCAGAAACTTTCTTCGTCCAGAATAGGCAGGCCGTCCAGAGGATAGATGGCGTAGCCGTCGCCCAACCATTGTGTGATTTCTCCCGATCTGTCGATGCGGTCATACAGGTAATAAAGCCCGTTCGTCTTGCAGATAGAAAGAACCTTTTTCAGCTTCATTCGTCTACCTCCGCCGCCTGCTCGTTCAACGCCTTTACCGCCGCCGGAATGTCGGCGCGGCCCGCGTTCTCCACTTCAACCCGCGTCACGTCGCCGACGTGGTATACGGAAACTTTACGCTTCTGACGGAACCCCGCCGCCGCGGTCGCCACAGCTTCACCCGCCGCGACAATCAGGACCACACAGCCCAGCCAAACCCAAAAACTTGAAAACACGAATTGCAGAAGTTCCATTTTATTTCCCTCTTTCCAGCCTTTCGGCGATATTCAAAATTCCGACGATTGCTTCACGAATGTTTGCGTCCGTGTTCGCCGTGATGGACAGGACCCGTGCAATGTCCCGCAGTTCCTCCGCCGCGGCGATTTGGTCCGCCGCCGCGCCCGTTGCTCTCATGCAGTCAGGGCAGAGGGGCAGGCCCTCCGCCGTCGGTCCGCCGCATTGCTCACACTTCGTCAGCTTCATAGATAACGCTCCTTTACACCGGGTAGCCAAATACAATGACGGTTCCTGTCAGGACTGCGCCCAGCAGGAAGACAAGCCACAGGATAACCACGCCCAACAGGACGTTTTCAGCCCAGCCGCAGACACGCAAGGCCCACTTTGCCACGGTCCAGCATTGCAGGCGGCGGGTGTGTTCCAGCTTTTCAAGACCCGATGCCCGTTTCATGTCATAGGTCGCCGCTTTGACCTCCGCCGCCACTTTCGGTTGCAAACCCGCTCGAATGGTGAACAGCGCCCAATAAAGAACGATCAGCAGAATTCCGGCACGCATTGTCAGTCCTCCGTTTC